CTCTATCATTTGTCCCCTGAAGGGGGACTTGTAGGCTTAAAAAACCCTTTTCATTAGGCCACTAAGGACCTTTATGAAAAAGTAAACAACGCCTGGTTGCTTTAGTTCATGTTACATGACGCGTAAGAAAAGTTGTACCGGCTCAATCCGAAGAGAGCTAAAGACCACGTTCTAACATGAACGCCCTTAGGGCAGAAGCGTCAAGCGATGCGATGCCATAAGGGCATCAAGCGCTGCTTGATCTTCTTGGGAAATCTCAATTTCTAAGATTTCTTTTAGTGACAGTGATTGAATGTCACGTTTCATCGCGTTCTTACGAACGCATGTGATGAATTTCTTCCAGCACACATTTTGATGCGTGCCTTCCCTGAACGTATCTGGATGAGATCCAAAAGCGTCCACGATGTAAGACCAACGATCGTAGGGAATACGAACTTCGTTAGCCATTGTGTTCTCTGGTGCGAGAAGTCTGTCGAAGAGTGATCTTTCGACTTTAGAATTATTCATTGTAGCCCAAATTCGAGCTGGAATACTTTCAAGTGCTGTTCCGTCGCCGCCGATGAAATCGCGGGCGTGAACAAGCAAAGAACCAAAAGTTGGATCAGTAATCTCATTTTGAAGCACAGGCTTCAAAAAATTGATAAACCGAGACACATCTATTGGTCCGCTCATACTTGGTTGTTGAGCTGAGTCAGATTTATTTTGACCTATCAAACTTCCTCCGATTCCTTTTATAGCATCGAAGATCGCTCGACCTGCGTTGATAGCTGCTCCGAGAGTTGGACCCCCGATAGCTTGGAGGGCTGAAGAACCCATTGCTAGGAGACTACTCAAACCGAAAGCAAAAAGCGCCGCTTCATCGACCATGTCGCCTGGAAGGCTAACATGAGCAATATGGCCACTTATCGTCGTTGGAAGACGAGTTTCGATTGTATAAGTCCCAAGACTGGGTCCTAACGTTCCATCACCTGTTGGAATAATATGCGCATTACGCGAAAATTTCTGGGCGATAGTACTAAGACCTCCCGTGCCAGACAAGTCTTCTGCGACAGACATATTGAGAGGAATTGTGACGATGGATCCCACAGGGAGTACACCGTTCCAAATCTCAACTGCGAAGTCATCTTGATCAAGATCTTCATTGAAAGCCTCTCCAGCATTCGTCTCTCCCTCATAGGAAGAAGTTCCGGGATAAGGAGCTATCTTGTCCTCGAAATCGAAGGAATTATCCCCTTCGTCATCTCCATGCTGAATGAACCCACGAATAGGCTCATCAGCCAATACCTGCAAATCTTTTGCGGTTGTGAAATCGTTCAATTGGTCTACTAACCACGATAACGAACTCGTTTGAGGCCTAGGTTTTGTAGGCACATCGAAGAAAGATTCTCCGGTTTTAACGAGGACACGAACCTTGATATTTGCTGTATCCGCAGTGCGATTAAACGCAGTTGTACGATATCTAAAATCGACTTGAGCTTCGTTGGTTCGAAGATAGCGATTATTATAATATCGTGGACGAGCTTGGGGAGTTGCACCTGAATGATTTCTACAGGTTAAACGAAGTTCGACGTTTCCTCCAATCTCAACAAGATAACGAGATGAATCATTCCTTGAATCCTGAAATTCTACAACTCCAGAAATTGACGGCGGGCGTGCGATGATAATCTTCGCTGCCAGCGTTCGAGCAT